CATTCCAGAATAAACGCTAACAGCTCGGCCTTTCTGACAATAGTTCGTCCCGAACACGTACAATATAATATTATATAATTAATAAATAGCATACAATTTTTTTCTTAATTTCAATATTCAGTATAAATAATTATAACACAAAAAAATGATAATAATAATAATAATACAATTCAATATAAAAACCGCTACGTAGGTACATAAAAAAAATGGTGTTTAAACACATACATATTTTTTTTTAAAATAAATTTACAATAATAACACAATAATTATAATATTATACAATTGGTACCTTCACCCACCTTCTCATTTGGTCCGGACCTACTACTCCTTCAAATGGTCTCTGAGTTATTTGGTTACCCTCGATATCAGTAACTACATACCGATCTTTATCTAAAACCCTTTTTACGGTGTAAGGTCCCTTAAACTTGGGTACTAATTTTTTATTTACTCCGGGGGTGACATCAAAATTTCTTATCATTACATAGTCATTTACGTTATACATCTGGGGTTCTTTATGACTTCTATTATACTGAATCGCACTCTTGTTTTGTGTTTTAAGTATATGATCAGATGCCGTTTCCCTTAACTTCAACAAATTATCCGCATCCATGCTCTCATTAGTCTCATTCAATACATCTAATGCATATCGTATCTTATCAGTGATCTCACCTACCTGTTCAATTCCAAATAATAGTTTACTAGGCGTTTGTCCCGTCGCTTTATGTATTGTATTATTAATGGCAAACTCTACCTTAGACAATACCTGGTCCCACTCATCGGAGTGTTTCACTATTTTCGCTATCATCGGCGTTATCGATCGATTAACTACTTCTACCTGACCGTTCGCCCTAGGCGTACCGGTAGCAATTAATACTTGTTCGACGGACTCGCGGGACAGAAATGTTTTGAAATCGTTCGAAGTGAATGCAGTTCCCCGGTCGGAAATGAGTCGTTTCGGTTTAGAATAAGTACGAAAATATTCTTTCACATATTTAATTACCTCCTCCGTCTTTGTTGTTTTGCACGGATAACAACGTACAAATTTCGTGAACCCGTCGATTATAACTAAAATAAATTTATTATTGTTTTCTGTCTTTTCAAACGGCCCTAAATGATCGACATGTATTGCTAAAAATGGTCTATCATATTTTGGTATACTATGCAGATATCCCTCCCGTTTACCGGACATAGGGGAATATTCAATACATTTCAAACAACTAAATAAGTAATGACGGATTTTAGTTTTCATATTTGGGAACCAATAGACTCGTTTTACGTTCTCAATGACCTTTTCGAATCCGACGTGAGCCATTTCGTCGTGACAACTTCGTATTACATTGTTTTCCATACACTGCGGTACATAAAATAATAATTTCCCCTTCTCTTTCCTATAAACAAGTCCTTCTCGTAATTCAAAATGTTTATCTTCTTTTACTTGTAAGCTATCCCGAATTTTCACTATATCATTATCTGTGTTTTGTTTAATCGCCAATATTTGTTCGAATGTATTCGATTCTAAGATTAAAATTCCATGACACCTACTTAGAGCATCGACATGTCCCATTCGCGTACCCGGACGGTGTATGATTTCGAAATTATAATTTTGTAGGAAAAGCGCCCATCTAGAAATTCTGGGATTAATTATTTGTTTATCTAACGTTAATTTAAAACTATTACAATCAGTCACGATTTTAAAGTGTATACCGGCCAAATATACGTGAAATCTTTTAATAGAATACACTACAGCCAAACACTCCAATTCGAAACTATGATAACGCGACTCGGCCTGTGTTGTTCGTTGACTGAAATAAAACACCGGGTGTAATTTACCTGTCGTTTGTTTTTGTAACAATACTGAACCAAACCCGTGAGAACTGGCATCACAGTGCAATTCCGTAATCGCGGTCGGTGAATAAATACAGAGGATGGGGGACTCCGATAATTTTTCCTTCAATGTATTAAACGCGTGTTGTTCATCATCACCAAAATAAAAATCTATGTTCTTTTGTAATAACGTATGTAATGGTTTAGCAATAATTGAGAAGTTAGCTATAAATCGACGAAAATAACTTGCAAGTCCGATAAATTGACGAACTTGTTTTTGATTCTTCGGTGTCGGATAATTCTTAACCGATTCAATATTCCTGGGACTAGGGCGTACTCCTAATTCATTAATAATATAACCAAGATATTCAACACTAGTATAAAGAAACGTACATTTATCTAGACGAAATTTCAAATCGAACTTCGAGGCCAAATTAAAAATCTTTTTCAAGATAGAAAAATGTTCAGAAATAGTTACTGTCGCTACCAACATATCGTCGAGATAAAGTGTTATTTCACCTGCTTTAATTAAATCGGAAAAAATATGTAGCATAAATCTGGCGAAAACTTTCGGGGCATTTGTTAAACCAAACGGCATTTTAAGATACTCGTATTGTCCCAACGGGGTCACAAAAGAAGTATACGGTACCGACGAGGCGTTCATTCGAACATGATGAAATCCGTTTTTTAAATCGACAAGTGAATAATATTTTTTATTTTTTAAACTATCAATTTGATCGTCGATCAGTGGCGCGGGAAAATTGTCTTTAACTGTTATTTTATTTAATTCGCGATAGTCTATACACAGCCTGGTGTCTCCATTTTTCTTTTTAATAAGTACTATTGGGCTGCTGTAGGGACTTCTACTCTCTCTAATTGTACCCTCTCTTAATAATTCATCCAAAATATTACGTAATTTTTCCCTGTCGTCATACGAAATACGTCTCGCTCTATACGCAATAGGTTGATCATGTTTCAATACGATTTTCATTTCTAAATTAGGATTTATATCCAACGTACTTTCCTCTTTGATTTTATTAACATACTCTTTCTGATATAACTCAAACAATAGCTCCTTCATATTCACATCTAACTCAGGATTTACATTCAACATTTCTTTCACGCTATCAAATTCATGTTCATAGCTTACACACAAAATTTGACTAAAATTATTGGTTTTATTCAATTCACCTTCATAACAATCGAAATGGACAACACCATTTTTAAACGACAAATTAACACCAGGTTTGGTGACAAAATCCCTACCTAAAATTGCACTCATAGTCATAGTATTTTCGGGTACGACGTAAAAACACATAGTAAATGTATTATCGTTAACAAAAATATCAGTTTCAAACATTCCTAACAAATCTAATTTAGTACCATTAATACCAGAAAAAATACAATTTTTATCTAACGGTTTTATTACATTTATATTATTCGGAATTAACTCACGCTTTACCAAACTGATAGGACTTCCGGTGTCGATGATCGCCACAAATGTAATTTCACACTGTGTGTCCGCGTCTACTGGAACATTGCATGAACAGGTCACTTCGTACGGTTCCGGGTGGTCGTGAGAAGCCTTGGTTCGGTTTGACGTTACGTTCATTATTCTGGACTCGTTCTCGTTCACCCCTTTACTGCTCGGTACCTCCACTGTCTTCGCCGTTGTATAACGATTCAATGCTGGACACTTCGACCGTTGATGGGTCGTAGATCCACATTGATAACATGCACCTTTTTCTATGCGTGGTTTCGGACAAGCAGGCGCAATATGAGATTTCGCACCACAATTAAAACATTTTTTAGTCGGTCCACTTACGAAATTTGTACTCGAATTTGTATTTTGTCGTGTCTCTAGTCGGTCGGACGACATGGTTTTTACCGGTTCTTTCGTGACATTTAACGATCGTATACGGGCGGTACGTGAGGTATCTAAACGTTCAAAGTTGACAATGTCGTTTAATAACTCGTCGGTGTCGGCGTGGTCTCGACTTAGTAAATGCATACTCAGGTCTTTAGAAAAAAGCCCTTCTAATATTTGAATTTTTGTTTCTTGTAACCCCAAATCGAGTATTGCACACAAATGTACCTTTTCGTGAAAATATTCTAAAACATTTTCACCTTTGCGTTGAACGCGGCGCGTCATTTCCTTCCAACGATCTCCAACCAACACTTCGCCGACGAAAGTTCGTTTGAATTGATTTTCGAAATCGATCCAACTCGTAATATTACGTGATAAAAACCAATGTCCTGCGGGACCACCAAGGTTATTGCGAACTGTCTGTAATTTGAAATTGTCCGGCCATCGGTTTATGTCGGCTACGCGATTCACTGTTTTCAACCAATCTAAAGCTTGACATCGAGTATTTAGACCGTCAAACACAGGAATCGATTTATGAAAGTCGGGGGCAAACATGATTTCATTTACCGGTTTTGTTTGCTGTACCTTCAACAATTCCATTAGCATATTATTCTGGATCATTAACGCCTCCAACATTTGTTTCGTAGTCGATTCGGTCTCATTCGGCGCATACGAATTTGAACTATTTCTTTCGTTGTCGTTCTCGTTCATTGAAGTTTCTGTCGTTAATTGCTCTTTCGTTGCCGGCTCGTTCAATCCTGTTGTACCCATGTCACTCGATGCCGTATCATCTGATTCACTCTGACTTACGGTGGTCTTCGATCTGGTTTTCATTTTAATTGTATTGCTGACACTTTCGTACTTTCAACTGACTAATTATATGTTTTTATTACGTTTACGACTGCGAAGGGATAACACGTATATGTATATTATATACGCTACCCCACACCTGAACTGTTGGACACTTACGAGCGGAGTATAATGATTTTTAATATTAATGATTTGAAACAAAAAAAAACATACTACGTTGTCTAATAACTTTTATTACTTTTAAACCTTCGGGACTTACAAAAAAATGACGTCGCGTCAGGACGTTCTTTCTTACAAAATCGGTCGTCGTGCGATCAACTACAGATTAACAGACGGACTAACTATATTACTTTATCATCGTCATATTTATAATTTTCGTTGATTCTAGAACATTCGACGGAAACACCCGATCGTCGTTATCGAATCGATAATATCGTAGGCACGATAAGCGCTCCGCCGAACATTCCAGAATAAACGCTAACA